AGCTTTCATTAGCAGTAATAATAACAGGAGTTCCACTAACAACTTGTAAATTTACATTATCATAAACTACCGACAAAATAACAGTTGCTTCAAGAATAGTATTACTAACAGCTTCAAAAATTTTAGTGCCATTAAAAATATCAAGATTAGCTCCATCATTAACAACGGCAAGCCCAGTAATATTTATTTTACAATAAGTATCAAGTGCAATAAGATGGTTACCTTCTATTTGTAAAGTTAAAACATTACCTTCGGTTTTATATCTTACCACCGCTCCATTAATAACTCTATTATTTGTAAGTGTTGTAGATAACATATTTAATAATTTACAATAATTTTTTTAATATCATCAATGGTTTTAGCATTTTCTACTGCTTTGTTCTGTTGAGCTTCGGTAAAATAAATTTTACCTCTTTGATTTTTTATTGCATTTGCTAATTCTATCATTTGCTGTTTGGTCATATTAATTGGGTTTCCGTCAATATCTAACCATATAGTATTTTCATCTAACAAAATAGAGCCCATAATATTGCTACTAGCTATTTCACTTGCGACAAAATATTTATTCATATAAAAAACAGGCTCATATAACTTTATGTCTTTTACTTGTTTTATTTCGGCAAGTTTTAATGTTTTGGCTTTTTCAAAATAATATTCTTTTTGCTCTTCTGTATTTGCTACTTTTGCTTCATAATCGGCAAAAATTATATCACTTTCAAAAAATACTTTTTTATTGTCTATAATATTATAATAAATCATTTTAACTCCTAATTTTAATTGCTTTAATAATCCCAGTTTGGTTTGAAACTCCACCTACTATATTAAAATTTTTCCAATAAATTCTGCCGTCATTAGTATAAGCGAGACCATTATTTATTGCTGTAAAGCCGTTATTTGTGCCGACAACAAGACAATCGTTTGAGATAGTCCCGTCTTGCTCATTACCATAGACGGCAAAATCAGAAAAACCTGTTGTAGTTAATGATATTGATAGCTTAACATCAAATTCCAAAAACTCTGTTGTATTTATAATTAAAGCATTGCCACTTCCAGCAGTTGAGCTAACAAATACTATTTGTTGACTTGCGCCTAAGACAAGTTTTTTATCGTTTGCATCCCATCTTGAAAATGCAATTATATTAGATGAATTTGTGCGAATAAGAGCATAATCCATTATACCTAAGTTTGTGTAACCACTAGGAACGGTAGGTGATGTTGCAGATACACTAAACAAAATATCATAGGCACCGCTTGTATTATTTTGAATAACAAAAGTTCTATAAAAAGTGTTAGCTACTCTTGCCCCAGTATCTAATCCATTATTTGTATCACCAGCAGTCCAGCTACCAGTAGATTGTATTTTTTTCCTTATAGTTGGCAAATATATTTGAATTCCTGAGGAAGTGATAAAAGTTCCAGCTACGAATCCAATTGTGTCATTTGGATTTGTACCGTCGTTGACGACTTTAACTCGATTGTTTATATAAGATATGCCTTGGATTGTGTTTGTGGCAGGATTGACATTTTCTACTTTAATAAAGTTAGTGCCATCATATCTAAAAGCAACATCCCTAGTAGTTAAAATATCACCAGTTACAACATCGGTTCCATCGGCTTTTTTAAGATTTTTGACACCAGCACTATTGACATTGATTGTTGAAGCTCCACTATTGGCATTGCCAGCACGAAAGCGAATAATCATTCCGTTAAAATAACCTTCGCCAGCTCCACTTGAAACTGGTGACTTAAAAGGCGAAACTGGTGTCAATTAAAAGGCGAAACTGGTGTCAATACATAAGCATTGGCAGTCCCTGAATCGGTAAAGAATTGACCGCCACTTGAATATCTTGCAGAACCAATACCAAGTTGTTCTAAATTAGAAGTAGATGGAGTTTGACCAGAGCTAATAACAAAATTATCAACATCGGCAAGCTGGTTCCATTCGCTAGCTCCTACTGTGTTGCCATCAATTTTTGATGTATTAAAATCAGACATAGTGTTTTAAATTAGAATTATAAAGCATTAGAATACCTAAAAAATAATTGAGTATTTGCTGGTTTAAGTTTATTAAACAAACAATCTAAAATTGCTGGTTGTTGAGATGTTAAAGTAAAAGGAAATGTTAAAGCAAAACCACTCGGCTTTATAGAGCTTGGTAATGTAATAACAATTGTAAATGGTGCAGAGGCTTCGCTAATTAACAAAAAAGGCAATGTTAATGGGAATGTTGATGTTGACACTCCGTTAGATACTTCAATATTATAACCAAGAATAGATGCAACATTTTTAAATTGTTTTTCGGTTGTTGCATTGATACCAGCAAGTTTTAGCAAAACATTTAACCTTCTTTGTTCTATCGTTGAAGCTACTGGGATGCAATCATCAGGAATACCTACGAACTGTTCCCACTCTTGAATTAATGCTGTTGTTTTTTGCGGATTATACTCGTCGGCAACTTCATTTATTTTACTTCTAAAATTTAACCACTCACTAGCCAAACCTAGCAAAATTTTTCTTAATGTTGAGTCGTCCCTATTTTTAGCTTCGTGCAGGTTATCGTCTCTTAAATATTGTGCTAAAATATCGGCTTGCTGTGTTTGACTTCTTTCTTTTAACATTATGGATAAGTTATAGTTCCTAGGGTTGCTAATTGTGAATCGCTAACTGCTGTTGTGCTTGATGGTGCCGATAATGTAAAAGTTGGCGAGTTGCCGTCTTCATCAATAACACCATAAATCAAAGCATTAATTTCGTTTAATGCAATATCACCACCGACATTGATTGAGGGGCTTTTAAAATAATCGGTAAGAGTTGTTGTGATTGCAGTTTTCATAGTCGCAGTATTAGGGCTTAATGTTGCGAATGTTATTGCAATTGGCACGGCAGTTGGTGCCGATACCACAACATAATTATCAGGAGTGTTTGCAGGTTTAATTCCGTTATCAACATCAATAATTGCATTTTTAACAGCATTTACTTGTGAGGCTGTTGGGATTATGTTTGTATCATTATCACGAGTAAAGTAAATAGTTACATAACCAGCAGATGGTGTTGCAGTTTGAACCCAAACCCTAGTAATACCAGCAACTTTTTCTTTTATAAAAACTGGTAGCCCAGAAGCTGTAAAAGGTGCGGTAAAGTTCGCACATCTTTCATTTAAGCGAGTTCTTAATTGGTCGTCAGTTTCGGCATCTAAACCAAGTGTTAAACCATCATAACTTAAATAGCAACTATCATTAACATCGACTATTGGGCTTATTAAAGTTAATTGAGAACCGCCAGCAGAGTTGCCATTTACCCCATAATCAAGGGCTTTTATATAAACGAATGCAGTTGTAAAGCTTGCAGTTATTGTGCCAGTGGCAGGGCTTGCAGGTGTTCCGCTTATTGTGTAGGTAAATTGAGTGTTTGAAACAACATTAATTGTTGCAGTGATATTGTAGTCGCTTTGAGAAGCTCCAGCGATGGTAACAGATACACCAGTTGCTAAATTATGATTAGCGGTGGTTGTTGCTGTTGCAGTGCTTCCGCTTCTAGTTAATGTTGTTATGCCTATTGTTTGAGCTGATATTGTTGCACTTGCTTGTGTTTCATATTGTGTGCCATCGGCTTTTTGAATTGCAGTTGCATTAGGAATTGTTGTTGAAGCAGTCCCAGTAAAAACAGCATAACCTTCGGCTTTCACTGGATCCTTTCTAGTAATACCAAACCAAGAAGCCCATAATTCTAAATACTCGCCAGTTGCAGTTTGTGGGAATAATTGTTTTAAAACTTCTTTTACATTATCGTTATTCTCATCAAAACCAGCCGACATTGACTTAACCAAGCCAAGAGCAAAAGAATTTCTAATATTAGGATCTATTTGCTTTGATGTATCGAGCTGTCCTGCATTTACGGCAAGAATTAAGGCATTTGTAAGTCTTTCTTGAATTTGTGATATTGTTGAGAACTCAATTGCCATTTATAAATTTAAAAAAAGATTATAATATTTACTGTTGACTTGCAATTTATTTATTAAATCTACTTCAATACTAACTTTTGTATCTTGTTTAGTAGCTTTAACATTTGTTTTACTAATTATGCTATCGTCAATCATCCATTTTAAGCCATCTTTTACTGATGTTTCAATCATTGTTAGATTAGATTGAGTTTGTTTGGCTTGTGTTGTATATAGCCACAATAAAGAGCCTACTTCATAGCCAGCAACACGATTAAAAGCATTGGTAAAATGCCCTCTTCTTAATGTTGGCTCGCTTACTTTATCGCTTCTTCTTTCACAAAAAACAGACATATAAAGGGCAGTGTCTAGGCTATCGGTTTTGGCAATATCGCCGTTTTCAATATCTAGATCCCAATAATCTTTTTTTTGTGTGAGTTTAAAATCTATTGCCATTTTTATTTTAAAAGTTTATACTACTAAGATAAAATATTCTATTAAAATAGCATTAACAAAAACTATGATTATTAAAGGCTATATCACAAAAACTGATGGCACTTATGCTACGGTTGTTTCAATGTATAACGAAGTCTACGACGATGTATTGTTGCTATATCCTTACGGCTCACAATCAAAAGTTAAGCCGACAGATACGGCACTTGTTTTATTGTTCGGTTGCAATGGCAGTAAAACAAATTTATTTGGCATACCTTACGAAGTGGCTACACAATCAATTCTCGAAGATGGTGATAGCGAAGTAAAAAATAGAGTTTCTAACAACGGCTTCAAAGCAGGAAGTAGCAAAAATACTATTGTAGGCGATACTGACTGCGACAAATCTTTTAATGCTTTATCTTACAAAGTAAATAATATTAAAGTTGTTGGCAGTCAACAAGCAACAATTAACAATCCTGCTGGCGGAACAATAGTAGATGCAGAATCAAGAACTGCAATTGCAAGTATCATTACAGCTTTAAAAAATCACGGATTAATTGCTTAATAAACAATCAAGTCGTCGGCAAAACTATTACCTCTATTATTTATTTTGCCTACACTAAACGAACCTTGCTCTACAATATCAAGATTAGTAAATGAACCTTGTAAGTTTTGATTAAATGTAACACCTTGTATTAAAAAAGTTCCCTGCACTTCCATATCATAATCAATTATATCAACAAGAGTATTCGGTTGCCACAATGTATTATTGCTAGAATAAAAGCCAAGAGTAGTGCAAGTGTATCTTGAACCCTTGGCTCTTCTAACTTGTATATTCCACTCGGCTAGGGCTTTTAATGATTTGCTTTCGCTTGCAGTATCCATTGTAAGTATTTTTCTTCTTGTTGTTCTAATTTGTGGGTCAGTTGCCTTGCCTTTTTGTGAAATACCTATCTTGCTGTGAGTTTTATTATTGCCTTGTGAATACACCTCAACAACATTAAACCTGTCTATTGTTGTTAATTTTAACCTTGATGATAAAATGTTTGTGTCGGCTGTATAATTGTTAATTAACATATTTTTAACAACATCATTATCTTCACGAATAATGGTAAGATTGCCGTTTTTATCTATTTTAAGCAATACTTGTAATTTTTTGGCATACTTATCTAAAAAATCAAAAATAGACTGCCCCTGCTCCGTCTTTATCGTTTCGTTTGCTTCTAAATTTAAGATACCAACTTTATTAATTACTTCTATTGAGAAGCCGTTATCTTTTAAAACAAGATTAATAAGTCTTTCAAAATTTCTTTGATTATAAGATTTTTGTATAATGTCTGAGTCAATTATATCACCGCCAACATCTCGCCCTGATGCTGTTTTAGAATGTGAGCTTGGCGAAACTTCTTTGTCTAGCTCTTCAATAAAGCCAGTTATTAGCAATGTTTTATCAATAAAAACCTTTGCTTTTTGACCTAGCTTAATATCGTTAATAATCTTGCCTTGTTTGTTTTCTTTTACCGTTGTTGTAAATGAAAAAGAAGAGGAGAAGTTTTCTATTGCTGAATTAACGGCAATATCTGTAAAGCCTTCATATCTAACTCCGTCAACTTCAAGATAAATATTATTGTTAAACATTTGTTAAAATCTTTATGTTGCCTTGTATTTGCGAAGTATCGCCAAAATTATTTAACAATCTTATTGTTTCTTTTAATTCTAGCGAACCATATAATTTAAAAATAAGATTGTTTAAACTAATCGGATTAATAATATTATAACTAGCAACATTCGGCAAGCTAATTGCTAACTCAGAAAATATATTAGTAGCTTCAATTTTCATTTGTAGTAAAGCATCTCTTAAATTTTTATCAATAGTATCTGGCAATTGGTTAAAACCATTTTCTAAATCGGCAATTACTTGGTTTAATTCTTGTAAATTATTATATTCTATATTAACCGAGGCATCGTAGGCAGTGGCCAGCACAGCAACATTAACAAAATTATTTAATTGATCTTGATTTGTTTTAATATCTTTTTGAATTTGTGAGTTACCTACAATAGCTTGATCGCTTTCATTAAAGCCGAATAGTTTTTTAGTTGTATTAAATAAATCTTTTGAGTTTTTAAAGGCAACCCCTAGATTATCAAAAGCAGTTCGTAAGTTTGAGGCTAAAACTGCTGGAGCCTGCACTAGTTTATTAGCACTATTAACAATTTGGTTTAATGATGTTATTGCATCGGCGAAGCTATCGCCAGCACCTTGAATTTGTTTAGCAATATTGTTTATTTTGTTTGCAGTTCTTTTTAATGTTTTAACTCCTGAATCAAATTTTGCCTTGGCATTTTTTACCGACTTCCAGCCATTATCAAAAGCTTTTTCATTATCGCCAAGAATGTCTGATTTTAATTGTGCTAAAAAACCTTTGGTGGCAGTTATTTTAGTAGGTAAAACATTTTGAGAAGCTACTTCAAAATTTATTGTAAATTTAGTTATACCTAATTCTTTAACACTCTCGGCGAATGTATAGCCAACCACGACAACTTCTAAGTCGCCAAAAGAAGGGTGAACTAATGTGCCAACTCCTGCTTTGTCTAATTCTTTAATTAAATCGTCTCTTTCACTATAACTTACATTATCATCGGTATAAACATTTAATGTAAATTTTTTTTCAAGACCGCCTAGATCCTCAACATATCTTTCGGTTTTGTTTGGGTATTCGTGGGTTTGTGTTTTTCTACCACCGCTTCCACTTGATTCTTGATAAAAGAAAAAAGCATCTCGAAATTGTCCGTCTGGTAATCTTGCTGTATTAAATATCGTCATTAGAACCCCGCAAAAACTGAATTGACACCAACTGGTAAGAAGTTGTTAGGGCGAGGAGTAAAACCTGCACTAGAACCTTGTGGCAAGCCTTTAATATTAACATCTAATTGACCGCCTGCTGTCAATTGTTGTGGTTTATTAATTTGTGCTGGCTGGTTCATTTTTGGAGCTACCATTTCCGACAAATTATCAAGACCAATTTTTGGTGCTACTATTTTTGACAATTTATCAAGCCCAATAAAATCTAAAACAATAGAAGTATCGGCTCTAAACTGATTAATCAATCCCATTACCATTTTTAGTTTTTCGGCAACATAATCAAAAGCACTTGCAAATGTATTTACAAGAAAATCTTTAATTATTATCAAGTCGTCTTTTAATAAAAGGAAAGTAGCAATTAAACCAGCAACTGCAACACTTATTAAACCTATTGGACTTATAAGAAATAAAAGGGCAACAGCCAATCCTTTAACTGCAAAAACAAGAGAGCCAAAAATAATTACAAGTGGTGGAAGTATAGCAACTAATCCAGCAACAATTAAAATAAACTTTTGTGTTTGAGGGGTTAATTGCTGGAAGTATTGAATACCTTTAATTAAAACACCTAAAAATTGAGTTGCATATGGTAATATTGCAATTCCTAATTGAATAGACAAATCTTTATAGGCAGAGCCTGCAATTCTCATTTGGTTTGCAAAACCAGTTTGAGTTCGCAAAAAATCTCCGTGTGAGTTTGCAGTCATTTTTACAACATAACTATATCGTTGCAAGACTTTTTCTGCCTGAGTTAAATCGCTCATTTTTTTTGCTATACCTTGTATTTTTAAAAACTGATTAAGATTTTCTTCTGTCATAACAACACCAAGTCTTTTTAAGCTCTCCGTTTCACCAGTAAAAATACCAGCAAGGGCAGTTTGCACTTCGCTAATATTTAAGTTTTTAAATGATGCTAAATCACCAGCTAAGCCTACTAAACTTGTTGACAATGTAGATGCTTTTTCTTGTGAAAGTCCCATTGATGTTGACATATCGCCGAATAAAGCCGCCATATCAAGGGCAGTGCCTTTATCAATACCAAAGTTTTTACCTGCTAATAATGAAAATTCTTTCACAGTTTTTGAGGCTTCACCAAATGCAACATCTACCTTGTTTATTGATTCGCTATAATCCGATGCATCTTTTATAAATTTTGTAGCAAATAAACTTATTGGCAAAGTTGCTTTTAAAAACATATCTTTACCAAATTGCATACTTTTAGTGCCAATTTTATCCAATTTATCTTTTAATTTATCAAGAGAGTTAGCCATTGATTGTGCCACTCTTTTTGTTGTAGTTGATACAGCTTCTAAACTTGATTGTATTTTTTTTAATTGAGGAGTTATGTTATCAATTAGATCGTATATATATGAAACTTTAAACATTTTTTTCTAATTGTTTGTTGATTTTTGCGGCTTCTTTTTGAAGTCTTAATATTTTTGTTATTGGCTGTAATTCGAGCCATTCAAAACTAGCCGAGCCTTTATAAAAATATCCAAGATTACAAATTATTGATTCAATCGAAACCTTGTTGTGAGTAAAGCCTCCTATTTTAAGGTCTTCATCCACGAAACAATAAAAAAAACCTCTAAATATTTAGCCAATAGCTCCTCAAAATCTTCATCGCTAATTTTTTCAATATCAAGAGAATTAAGAGGTTGTTTCATCTCTTCGTCTTTAAAAGCAACATTCAATAGTAAGTTTGCAAACAATTTAAAATAGCTAACAATGTCAAAATTAGGGCTTGCATATAAAATAGCCTTGATAGCCTTGGCATCCAAACCATTTTCATTTTCTATTTGTTCGCTTGCTTGTTGTTTTGATAAAGATTGTGTCATACCAAAAATAGCTTCTATAAACTTCTTTTTTAGCAACAAGGTTTTATCCTTATCTTTATAAGATGGTGCAGACAAATAGATTTTATCTAGATCAATAAAAGAATTTTTATCACCATCTTTAAATTGAACTTTGATAGAATTTTGTAAATCAAAAATAATTTTATCTTTCATACTAAATTGCAGGATCGCCTTTAAACATATACTCAACAACTTCTAGATCTTCAATTTGTGGTAATTTTTCCATTACACAGCCTGAAAAATTTTGATTTCTAAACGAAATTGTGTTGTTGTCGCCATTATTATAAAAGCTTGTAAATAATTCGATATTTTCAGGGGTTGCTCTTACTGGGACACTAATAATGCTAATATTAGTCGAAACATCGCTAGTAATTAATTTTGAGCCATTAACTTGGCTAAAAACATTTCTTGTAATAGAGCCAGCTTCAATTTTAACTTTACCTTCATAAGCTATCGGTGTTCCGTTAATAACTAAATTGCCTTGTTGTAATATTGCCATAAATTTATTTATTCAAAAGTTGGAGTAAAATTAACTATAAATTCTCTTACTTGTGTTATGATATTAGCAATCGATTCTGCTGTTATCTTGCCATCAATTAAGGTTATAACTACTGATTGATCTAATGCATCAACAAAAGCTTTTAATTCGCTATCACCAGCTCTTAACAATACATAATTATTATTATTAGTTTTATAGCCTGATAATGCACCATAATATTTTTTCATAAGGTTAATAAAACCTTCTTTATTTATCATAGCCCGCCCAGCTATCAATTCGCCAGTTGTTAATCGTCTACCAATTAAATCAGCTTTTAAATTGTTAAATACATATTCTCTAATAATAGTCAATGTATCAAAATAATTGACATATTTAAAAGTTTTATCGACTTGACCTTGTGCATCAGTTTTATAAGTAGTCATTGCTTCGTTAATAATGATACTTGTATTAGAAGGGTTGTTTCTTAATAAAGTTAAACCGCTATTTGCAAGCTCATCAGCTTCAACATCGCTAAAATCATTGCCACTTTCGATAATAGGTAAGCTATAAACAGGAGTTCCAGCATAAGGAACACCACCATAATAATTGCCACCGACTGTTTCACCATTAGTTGCGAAACTTGAAACATTCGCACCAACTGACAATCTTAATTCTCTAATACCAGCAAAGATTGATGCAATTACAAGTGGGTTTTCAATAATAGCTCCACCTTTTAATTTTGTTGCAGAGATTAGTTTATTAGAAATACCACAAAGTGTTTTTTGGTTTAAGCCATCTGCAAAAGTGTTTAGATTAGCATAAGTATCTACTTTACAAAATACACCAAGTCCGTCAAGAATTTTATTATCTACATTAAATCTTGCTTCGGTAAATGTTGATAATGTAGAAGTGCCCCACTCGGCAGGATAAACAATAGTTGTAAATCTTTTATCTACAATCGGATCGAATAATGAAGTTAAAACAGGGTTTGTTGCACCACTTGACATTGCGGTTATTGTTGCAGTTATGCCAGCAACAGAGCCATCAATAGCAAGAGAGATTGTGTTACCTTGTGTGCCATCATTTACAGCAGTTAATGCAACTGAACCAGTAGTATTTACAGCGGTTACAGGCGAATAAGTATTAGCAGTAATTGCAGTCTCTAATTTACCACCAATTACGGTTGCAGTATCGCCAACAGCAACAGCAATTTCGTATTTACCATTAATTTTTGAATCAATGTAAATAGTTAATGTGCCTACTGCGGTAGCAGTGCCTGAAAAAGCAATTGAGCCAGTTGCCGCAACACCAGAAGCATTATCGGTTAAACCAATTGCAGAAACTTTTGGCTTAATTTTAGAAACCGATAAAGTATCAATTAAAGATCTTCCAGCTTTTGCAATTTGTGATTTTGCACCGAATAAATCGTTGAATTCTTTTTTACTTAAAATACCTTCTTTAAGCTCACCGCTAGAAGCAGTGCCACTTATCATACAACCTACTAAAAGAATTGAGCGGTCGCCTGCATCTTTTGCGGTTAATGCTGATCTAATATTAGATGTTCCTCTTGGAAATGATTGTCCCATTATTTACCTTTTTTTTGAGTTGATATAACTTGATTGATAACCTCAATGCAGTTATCAATAGCAGAATCTTTTAATCTATTTCGCCAAAATAAATCTGTTGGCACTCCGTCTTCATCGTTAATTTCAATGATGGTATCTTTTAGTAATTGACCCTGTGGAGTTCTTAAATTTTGGTTTAATTTTATTTGCATAACAAAATAATTTTTAATATAGTTATATTGTTTATTTTTGTTAATTTTTTGCAAGGCAATAAACTATGATTTTATCTAGTATTTAAATCATAATCTAAACCTTGCTCTATAAATACACCTTCGACCCTTTGTAGTGGAACTCCCAAATCATAATCGGTAGTATCGCCAACTTGAATAAAGCCTTGAATTACAAAATCAAACCTATGTGTATAAGTAGCAGTTATATAATCGTCAGCTTCATCGCCTACATACTGGCAAGGTTGCATCTCTTCATCAGTTAGATCACTTTCAAAAATATAATTAGCTAGTGCTTTTAATATTGGTTTTAAATAGCCTTTGGCATTATCGGCAATATCGCCACCAAGAATTGATGTTGTTGCTGGTATAACTATATAAATACTAAAACTTTGCTGTGTCGAGTTCCAGTAGTCTTCATTTGTTCTTTTGGCAGTTGATGAGTCACCGACAACTGTATCGTTTCTATAAGCTTGGTTTTGCCCCATAACAACATAAAGCCAAGTTTCTAAAACTCCGCCTAATCCTGCTGTATAAAACTCTTGTATTCTTTGAGGTGTTGCAGAATGTGCTATTCTAGTTGCTGTGCTTACTTTTATTGTGCCTTGTGCTGGCGATTGCATTGCACCAGTTGTTGTATAGCTAAACGAAGTATCTGTTATTTTAGTTATTTGTTTATAGCCATTATATCCGTCGTAATCATCAAGCAATAAAAAACCACCATTGACATTGGTAGGGTTGCCACTTACTTTAAATGTAAAAATTAATTTACTTGGCACACTTACAAGCTCCCAAGTTCCATTAAATCCAACCGCTCCTGAGATTTCAATGCTAATTGGCAAGATTTGTGGAGCGAATAAAGACGGATCGCTTAATTTATGATCTGTCAATGCTGTTGCCGTGGCAATACCATTAGAAAAACTTATTGTGCTTAATGCAATAGGTTCTTTTGCACCTTTAATAGTTACATAATAGCCAGTTAGTAAATTGTGATTTGTTGCCGTCGTGCAAGTTATTGTAGAACCTGCCCTTGTTAATGATGAGGCATTAATAATACTTGAAAAATCATTTGTATATTTTGGCAAAATATCTTTTAGCCTATTAACAACTTGAATACCTTTCATTTTTTGCCCCCTAGCACTTGTTTTAATTTAATATCAATATTTCTTTTAATCTTATCTTTATTTTTCATAACAGTTCTTTTAAACGGCTCTCTTGCTTCCATTTTTGATGTTCCCTCTTCTAAAAATTTTGCATACTCTGGTGCATTTTCGTTTGCTCCAAACTCTAACTCCCTGTTGCCTCGAACAGCAAAATCGACTGACTTTCTAAATTTACCAGTTATTACCGCTGGTGTTTCGCTTGGTGCCGAAGCTGTGTGTAGTTTAGGTTTTTTTAATTTACTGCCACCAATTCCTTTATATACTTTATAACCTTTACCACTTTTTGCTTGTTTCATATCTTTATTTAGATCTACAACCAATTCTTTACCTGATATATAGAAACCTTGGCGAATTGCTTTTGTTAATTCGACTGGCAGTTCGTAAAGAAACTTTAATGTTTTTTGATTTTGCGAACCTTCTTTTACTTTTATCATCTTTTATTAGCATTGATTGTTTTATCGCCTTTTTCAATACTTCTTAATCTAATAATTTTATCGTCAATATCAATATTATCGGTATTTACAATCTTGTAATAAATATTTTGATACTCAATCCATAATTGTTTATCTAATGGTATTGATGAGTTGTAGCGAACATAAAAATCAGTGTTAATCCCTTTTTCAATATTAACTCCATCTATAAATTCTCTTGCTGTGTTTGTTTTTACCATCGCCCAAACTGTTGCTATTGTTGTAAAGCCAACTGTTGCCGAACTGTTAGGGGCATTGTTTGGAATAATTGCAGTGGTTAGAATTTTAATTCTTTTATCAAAATCACTAGTGCAAATCTTCTTTACATTTTTCTTTATTGATTGGCATTTCATAAAAAGAATTTTTGTGGTATAATGTAGGGGTAGAATAAAGACTTAAAAAGAGAGTTGTTTTCAATTACACAATCGCCTGAGTTTTCGTAAAGGTAGGCACAAACACTTAAACAAGCTTGCTTGATAGCTTCTGGTCTGTTAGGGTAATCGGCTTTAAATGTAATTATAACTGCTTGCTTACGATCGTAAGTGCTAGGGAATTGTTTATCTTTTTTTATGTAAATTGATGAATAATACTGGTCGTCAGTAAAATAATAATCATTAGAACTTAATGTTTGTAGTGTGTTATCAATATCATAATATTGTATTGATGTGATCGATTTTAGTTTGCTTCTTTTAACTTCTATTCCGTTGCATTGTGGGAATGTATCAAGATATAACTTAAATTCTTTTTCGACAAATTCTCTACCAGTTATATTCTCGCCGATTTGTCTAGATACTTTGATAAATGGTGTCAAAATATTATCAAAATCAGTGCCGTCAATTCGCAAAAATGTTTTTATCTCGGCAAGTGTCAAAACTTCTGTTGTGGCATCTGTTAATAATACTATGGATTGCATATAATTTTTATTTTTCTTTCACCTGCTTCGGCAGAACTTGAAACTAAACGAATAAAATTAAAAGGGTTATCGTAATTACTTTCAATTTCAATAAATTTGTTAGATGCTACTTTAATTTCTTTTGCAGTTCCTGAGCTTGAGCCATATAATTGATAAAAAGTAATGTTATCAAGTGAACCTTCGACAAACAATTTAACGCCAGTAAAAGCACTTGGTATTAATACACCAATTAAATGAGTTCCGCCAAGTTCGTAAGCAGTGGAGGTTGTGCTACCATTTGGTATTACTAATTCTACAAATTCTCTTGTGTTTTGAAAATTACTCGGCATTTTTATTTATTTTTTTTGTTTTAAATTGTTTATTTTCTAAATTGTCAATTGCCTTATCTTCGTATTCGTCAATAGCTAATTCACCCCAGCCCTCTTTTAAAAATACTTCGGCTAATTCGTCGTAAATATCGTAAATCTCACCTTGTAAATACTCAAAACATTGAGTGCCAGTTTGATTTTTTGAAGCTACGGTGGTTTTTAAAACTTTAATTTCCATATTAAACAATTTAATTAATAAAAAGAGGGGCTTTTACACCCCTCTAATTAATTTATGCAACTGGTTTAGATTTTGGGTTTCCAAGAATAACAGAAGCACCAGCAGTTAAGCCAGTTGTTACACCTGTTGAAACAAAAGATAATTTTTGATATCTTTTAGTTCCAATGTATCCAAATCTTGAACGAGAATGAGCAGTTGAAAGAGCGGCATCAGCCTCTAATCCAACTAAGTCCTCATCGGCAACAGATCCGCTATAAGAACCTGAAACATCACTTTCTTGTAAAAGTGGGGTTATAGTTCCGTCGGTTCTTGCACCAGTCATGCATTCATATGTTACTGATTCGTAACCTTGTGTGTCAACCTCAACACCACTAGTTGTGGTGTTGGTTGTAATTGAAGCAATATTTAAAGCATTTACTATTCTAATATTGTTTTTTAGGTCTCTACTAGCCATATTATTTTCTCCTTTTTAAATTAATTATTATGCTGAAACTTTAAGCTTTCTCAAGCCTTCAGTTAAAACAACCTGTCCGCCAGTTCTTTTATAAACAATAAATCGTCTTTTGCCTATAATTGCCTGAGTGTATGGATCTTCAATTAATTCAAAATTGACATTATCTACAATGTAATAACATTTACGATAATCGCCAAGAATAATTGGGAAAGTTCCAGCTCCTACATTCGGCATATCATTAGCCAAAACATAAGGCAAACCAGCGATAGTGTTTGGCATATCACGGCTACCAAGGCTAGGAACGAATAAATATTGACCGTATGTATCTTTTAATGTTCTAATATGAGAATTAAGAGTTTTACGGTTTAACATCCAAGTTAAATTATAGCCTGTTGGGATTTCGCCTTGTATTGCATAAAGAGAATCACCAGTTAAAGCCGTTGCACTTCCTGTGTTAGTTTCGCCAATTCCTGAAGCCGATAATAATCCCAATGGTTTATTAACACCGTTTCCGCTAATAAAAGCTGCACCTTCTAGTCTTGCCATATCTTCGGCAATATCGCTAGTGATTTCATTTCTCATATTAAAAGCAGAATCATTCAATAATTCAAAAGAAATATCAGTATAAACCATCAATTTTTCAGCTTTGATAGTGTCTTTTCCGTAAGTTGAATTAGATTGAGTTGAAGTTTGAGCTTCTCCTACCCATCCACCAGCAACTAAACCAGTTCTTTTTGGAAAACTAATTTCTCCTCCTTTACTGTCACCAATGGTAATAACTCTGGCAACCGAACGAACTGGTGAAACCTCGGTAATTTTTTTAATGATTTCATTTGCATATTCGGCAGGAGCTAAATAACCGCCTTCAGTATTATCGCCTTGGCGAAGAAATTTAACCTCAGGATTGACTGACATTTTTACAGCACCTTTAATTAAAAGCTCTTCAAAAGATTTATACTCTTGAGTTTTGGCTTGCTTCTCATCTCCACCTAAACCTCTTTTAAGATCGGCTTCAATTGAATTAAGTCTATTTTCTAATTCTTCGGTTCTGTTAGCTTTTTCTTGAATTTCTTTTAATTTAGCTTGATTTTTTGCTTCTTGCAAATCAAGTAAAGAGTTAATTTTGGCTTCTTGCTCAGGAGATAATCTTTTAGTTTCATCCCTTAGTGCATTTAAAGCCTCCATATGTTTTTGTTCAAAATCTGACATATTGTTTATTTTTTTAAATTATTTATAAAATTGTTTAAATCTGTAATGATTTTTTGTTTTGTTGCATCAGCATCTCGCTGATTATCTTGGCTAGCATCTCGCTGGCTTGAGAATTCTTTTATTTTACTTATTAGTGTTTTAGCTTCCGTGTTTGAAAAGCCGTTATCTTTTAATGTTTGCTCAATGTCCCTTAATGTTTCAAACGATTTAAAGCCAGTTACTAGGGCTCGTGAGTTCATTGCTTTTGTTACTAACGATACCTCAAACAAATCAATTTCTTTTAATAATCTAATACCATCTTTTGCCATATCATAATTTTTAGTAAAAAAACCAATTGACATTTCTTTTATAGATCCAACTTTCATTTGTGGAATAATCCGCCCAGATACCAAAGTATCATCTTTTGGCAAATTGCCTTTAATAAACAATCCCTTATCATCCTCATATAATTGCACCGATACTCCAATAACTTCGCTCATTTGGTGTTGCCATAAAATAGGCACTTGTGAATTTTTAGCTAACGAATTAGAAAAAGCACCACGAATAACGACATCATCGCCGTGATCTATGTTATTAAAAGTTGATGCATAACCTTCAAAAGTAAAAATATTATTTTCTTCGGCGGTTGCCTTTACTTCAAACGGAAATGATTTTATTTCTTTTTCTATTTTCACAATTAAAAAATGTTAATTTGTATTGACAATAATATTGTATATCTTTAAATTTATATTGTTTTATATTTAAAAATCATTATAAAAAACTATGAATATTAACATTAATATTAAATTTAACGGCTCTTATTTATTTTTTAGATGGGTTTTGCAACACTATAAAAAGCAATTACCTTATAATGGCGAGGTTAAGCAGTTTGCGATTGAAAACAATTACTGCCCTAAGATATGCGACCAGTGGAGGAATTATGGAGTTGGTTATAGAGTTTGGAATTTGCTATATAAAGACTTAATTATTAGTTTTTTGATGGGTAAAATAGATAATGCAAATATTTATGAGCTTGAAAAAAAATTTTTAGGCTTAAAACAAAAAAAATAATTTACTTATCTTTATATTTTTCCCATATATTAGTAGACCAAGTCCTTCCTGCATCGGAACCCCATAAGTCCCAAGCAATCCGCCAAGTTGTAGGTTCGCCATCCCTAAACTCGTAATGAGTTGAGCGATAATTGCCGTGCCTAGAAAAAAAAGAATACATCCTTTTGACTGTTGTTAAAGTTAAATTCTCTCTATTTTTTAATTGATTAGCTCTTGCAACTCCAACAGCTGTTCCACCCCTGCCATATTTTTGCCTCCATTCTAAGGCTCTTGCTCCTGCTGTTGCCATCGCTTCGGTAGGTTTGAAAGTTTCAGTTGCTTTTGCTTCAAAAGATTTTTTGCCAAACTTATTAGAATAATCGGCAATACAACGACAGCCAATTGACTCCTCGGCTGGCAAGTTAGGATCTCTTGGGAATTTTGCACTACTGCCACCAACTAAAAAATTATCATTAACATTGACTTGTTGAAAATCAGCTTGTGCATGTGTTATTCTAGTTCTTTTATCAAGCAAAGCGACCCAAGTTTTAAGCACTTCAATTGGCTTGCCGTCAACTTCTAATTGTGCTTCATCAATAAGCTCGCCCTCTTCTTGCCTAGTCCAGCTTTCGGTTAAACCAACAACTTGTGAGGCGATTAATTGAGTTCTTGCTTCGCTTTTATCAAGTAAGTTTATTTTAATATTTCTTGCAATAATAATCCACTCAGGCAAAGCCTTTTGATTGTTAAACTTAATCTCTTCTTGTGATATTGCTAACAATATTTCTTTTGCATTTGTTTCGGTTATATATTTTGCTTGCCTTTCACTTTCATTGGCAATAAAGAATGTAGCGGACTCTTGGAATTGTGTATTGACTTCTTTTAATTTTTCTTTTACTTTTGGATCTGTAATCTCTTTTGTTTCAAAATCAATGCCAAAGTTTAAGCCTTTTTGTTGCAAGTCTTCTCGTAAAGTAAAACCAAACTCTTTTATTGTTTTTCGCATTATATCCCTGACCTCTTTTAAAAACTCTGGGTAATAATTATTTGCCAACTCACTAGAATTTATATTGCCATTTTTACGATAAATACTTTCGGCATCATTTGCCATATTTTTAAATATAGCCTTGATTTTAGGTATAGAATTAGCTTCTAACTTTCTTTTGCGAACATCAATTTCCATAGTATTCTTTTGCTTTTAATTCTATATACTCATCACTATAAAATCTGCCACCATCTTGTTTTTGTTGAGATTTCATTATTTTAATAAACTCGCTTTTTGCCATAGGCTCGTCTCTATTGTCTTCAGTGTTTATATCTTGACCTACTGGCACTAGATTAGCTGGTTTGTATATAGCATCACCACCGCTTATTGCTTCATATCCAATCATTGCTCTAATTTCATTATCACTTAATACACCAGTTTGGCTGGCTATCTTTGCATTTTCAAACTTTCTTGTTTCAAGGGCCTCAATTGCCGATTCATCAAAATAATATTCTAACTCTTCGGTTCCAGCATATCTTGTAAGTAATTTTGCAGATAAAAATTTTAATAATCTTTTAAGGACTGGTATTACAGCATTATCATAATAAGCATATTTAGAAGCATCCATATTAGAAAATGTCATACTCTCGGAGCTAATCATTGGCAAAGGTATTTTTAAAGCATTGTAAATCGCCTCCGTTACCGATTGTTTTAGTTTTGGGAAGTCCATATCTTTTATTGATAACGATAATTGCTTCCAGTCAAAATCACCGCCTAAGAAAGCCATTTCGCCAGCATTTCGTGAGCCTGATAATTTTTCTTTCATTAAATCTTTTATTCTATCAATTTGTTCAGGCTGTAATTCGTTTGTGCCTTTATGGGTTAATATCCCACTTGGTCTTGCACCATTTTTAAGTAAAGAATAGTTGTGAATTGATGCAGTTACAAATTGTGCTATTTCTAATTGACAGCCAACAAAAGCACTACAACCAACTAAATTTGTTGATGAGAATTTTGGGTTAAAAGCTCGTAAATGTATTAATTCATTTCGTTTTGCATCAATAAATCTTTTTTTAGCATCTCTTGTATATGTTGTAGAGTTAATAGCAGTTGACAAGGTATATTCGCCCATATATCCATCATTACCAGCTAAGATTGTTATATCTGTTGGTTTAATATTATTTATCTCAATTGGTAGTGTTTCGCCTATTATGTTAATATAAGCATTACCAGTTAGTAAATAATAACTTGCAATCTCTTTAATAAATAGTTGGGGGTCAGTAAAGGGGTTAGGGTTTTTAAGAATATCAAGGGCTTTGTGTTTATAAATAAAGTCGCCAGTTTTTTTATTCTTTAAAACAATATCAATTGAGCTTATCGAATCAGTTATTAGATTAGTTGCGGTAAATACAGGGCAAGCATCATAAAAATAGTTAATAAAGGCACTAGCATTATTATTGGAACTATATTCTTGATTAAGAAAGTTAAATGCAAACCAGTCTTGCATTCGATAGCTTTTTTTCTCTTGTTTTTTTTTAAAGAATAACATTTTGATAAAATATTTTTTTAAATAAAAATTAGTTTTTTTTTATAAAAAGTCATTAAAAAAAACTATGATTAAAAGGCATAAAACTCTTTTTTAACAAATAATGCAATTTTACAAGCATCAATTAAAGTGTCAACAAAATCATCGTTGGCAGATTGATTAAAAGATAACAACTCCTCAATAATATCGTTAAAATTTTCTATGCAATTATTTAAAATAACATTGGGATCGCTAGAATTTAAGCAAGGTATTATATTATTAGCTCGCATAACTTTATCACCATCTCTTGGCAGTGTTTGTTTAATCATTGCCTCACTAGGCACTGGCAAGCCATCCTTTCGGTATTGTTGCAATAAGTAAGTTCCGTGTGCTTTGTCTTCAATCCATATGTATCTAAAACCATATTGTATTTTTGGCATAATCCAAGGTCTTATCCAACTATCAATCTCTACCGAATTTATTTTTTTTCTTTTAATATCTATTAGATACAATTTTTTATTTAGAACTCCCCAGTAGCTAAAACAAGTAAAATCATTATGTTGTTTGTCTTTATAAGCCAAGTCGGCAGTAATAAAGGTGTATTCGTATTTAGATGGCAAGTTATTGGTAAATATGAAACAATCTCTTTTAAATAGGGCACCGCTTGACAAAATAGGGCTTTGTTGATATTGTGATAAAAACATAAACTCATTTTTTTGCAACTCTTGGAGGCGGTCTTGTGTATATTGCGAAGGTAATTGACACACTCCGTCGACTACAAGGGGCATTTTAAGTAGCTCGAATTTATACTTATCTAATAAAAAGCCTGACATATCTTCAAGATGCAATCTTTGTTGTATATTAACAATAGGCACTTCGCTATCATTAAGCCTACTTAATAAAGTCTCTTCAAAATATGTTTTAACCTTGTTTCGGCGAACCTGCGAATAAATGTCGGATGGTTTCGAAGCATCATCTATAATTAAACATCCTGAAAACTCTTTTGCTCCCCTAATGCCTGAACCGAACCCGGTAATTTGCCCACCAATAGATGAAAACAACACAACTCCACCATCGGCGGTTGTTATTTTTCTACTTGAAAAAGTAGGCTTGCCAGTCTCTTCTTGTATATAAGATTGCCAAAACTCATCAATAGGCTGAACTTCTTGTGCCTCTTCTTTTATACCATTATCATACATAGCTAAATAAACTGGGTTTGTTAGAATATTTGCCAAATCTCTTGATATATCGTTTAATAGGGCTTGCGAATAACTAGTATAAATAAAATTAGCCTTGGGGTTTGTGGCTAGTGTATAGGCTATAAAGTATCTAGCCACTGTTGTTTTTGCCGATCTAGGGCAGATATTAATATTTAATCTTTTATGCTTTAAATCATAGACATCTTGAAAGGCTTGCAATAATTTAGGGTGCAAGGGTTCTTTTATAAACTTTCTAGTTTCTATTAATCTAAACATATACAAAAACCAAGTTTCAAAACCTTTTTTATGCAATAACTGCCCGAAATATTGAGGGTTTTTAATCTGCATCTTCTATAATTTTATTTATATGCTGTTCGTATGCTTCTTTCTCTTCTTTTTCAATATAAACCACTTTTGACTTAATCTCGCCAGTGTGTTCGGTTTCGGTTTTTAAACTAAACTCATCTTTACATTTTCTTTCAAGCCAAAATTTAACACTAGCCATATCGCCATTCTTTATCGCTTCTACTAGCTTCATTTTAGCTTCAATATCAATCATTTTCTTTAATTGCTCCTTCCTGTCGCCAAAGGAAGGGTTCTTCTTGATGTAGTCATAAAAAACATCTCTAGAAATATTTGCAAAGATGCAAGCCTGCAAGTCAGTAAAACCTTGACAAAAAGCCAGCTCTAATTTCTCCAATGTCTCAGGTGTCATTAATGTAGGTCTTCCAAGTGGCTTTTTTTCTTTTATAATAATTCTTTTTGGTTTATTTTTTACCTTTTCAATCTTTTTTCTACTAATGATTTTTCTGCATTTAATAGCAAATGTTGGCTTTCTTATTCCGTGATTTGTGAATGTGCCGTGTGTTATACCTACTATGTTACAAGCTTCGGTTATTGTCTTTCCCTCTTCTAGTGCATTATAAAAGATTTGTTCTTTTTCTTCTGTCAAAGCTATTAAGTGTTTATTAGCTTCTTTCATATCGACTATTTTTCTTTTTGGCATATTATTTTAAGTTTTTTTTAAATTAAATTAATGTTTTTTTTTAATTTGTCAAGAGTTTTTTAAAATATTCTATTTTTTTGCTTAAAAAAATGCTACCCCCTCCGCCGAGCGGATCCCCTATTTTATTGAGTTTTTGCCATTTTGCAATTTTTTAAAAAAAAGTTAAAAAAATATCACTTTTTTTTAAAAAAAGACTTGACAATTGTTTCATTTTACTTTAAAATTATCTTAACAAAATAATTTTATTTTGTTAAATTAACTTAAATAAAAAACTATATGAAAGATAAAACAACCGAAACACTTTTTACTAAAGAATTTCTTGATAACCTTGAATTTTTAATAGAAAATTGGGATGTTGTAGAAAGTTATGAACAAAGTATTAAATTAATTTATTATTATGATCCTCTACACGGCACCAAGTGTGACAGAGAATTAGAGCAATTAGCTGAAAAATATGAGGATCTTGTACCAGAACTAGAACGACAAATTAGCGATCATTTTAATATTAATTTTAAACATTTAGAAGAGTTTACACATCATTATAGAAATATGAATCTTGAATATGTAGATCTAGAAGCAGAATTAATCGAATATTTGCAAGATTATTAAATTAACCCCCATCACACCACGAAACAAACCCATTTTAACAACTAACAAGCAAAAAATTATATGAAAAATTTATTAGATACAATCAAAGAAAATAACCAAGATTTTGAGTTCTACCCAACTACTCAAAAGATGGTAAATATAATTGCTAACAATATAGGCGAAAGATTATTGACCAAGGGGCGGTTCTTAGATATAGGGGCAGGTAATGGTAATTTTTTTACTAAATTGGCAAATTGTGTTGATACTAGCTATTTAGATAAATTTGCAATTGAAAAAAGCCAAATTTTAATAAACCAAATGCCCAGTGATATTGCAATTATAGGGGCAGATTTTCATCAGCAAACCTTGATTGACAAAAATTTTGATTGTATATTTTGCAACCCACCATATAGCGAGTTTAAAACTTGGATGCAAAAAATTATAACCGAAACAAATTGCAATAATGTTATAATGATAGTGCCAGATAGATGGCAAAAAGACGATGATTTATTAAAATTAATTAAAAAAAGGGATTTTGATTTTCAAATTATCGGTAATGAAAGTTTTTTAGATGCAGAAAGATCGGCAAGAGCTAATGTTGACATTGTTTATTTTTTTAGATACAAAATTGAAAAAGAAAAATATTATAGAGATAACGGAAGAGGTAAAGTAATTGAGCGATCTTTTGTTGATTTTTTTAATGAAAACTTCGCCGACTTATCACAACCAGCAAAAAAGCCCGAAGAGCTAAAAGACCAAGTTAAAAATGAACTTGTGGCCGGAAATAATCTAATTGAAAAAATGGTTACCTTGTATAACATAGAATTTAATAATTTATTAGATAGCTTTAAAAGTTTATCAAAAATTGATGATGCAAGCCTAAAAAATATTGGCATTAATAAAACACAATTGATGATCTCTTTACATGAGCAAATTGATAAATTAAAAAATAAATATTGGCTTCATTTAATACATAATTTAAAAGAATTAGAAACTAGATTGATATTTAGTTTTAAAGAAAAATTATTAAAATCTATTACTCACACTATCGGCAACATTGATTTTAACGAAAATAATTGTTATGCTGTTTTAATATGGATTATTAAAAATGCTAATCAATCATTTAACGAGCAATTATTATTTATGTTTGATTTATGCATTGAGCCTCATAATGTCAAAAAATACAAATCTAATAAAATGGTTTTTGATACCGAGGAGAGAAACTGGGGATCAAAAGAATTAAAATTTAAAAATAAAAAAGATGTTAATAAAATTATTTTGGATTATAGAATTATAACCGAAGAGGGATTTTATGATGTGGGATCGAGATATTATAGTTATAATAATGTTACCAATGATATCATTAGTTGCTGGGAAGTTATTTGCTATAACTTGCTAGGACATAAAAATTTTGGTGATATTAAATTCTTTAAAAATAGAAATGTGCATTTAAAATTTAATATAGAATTTTCAAAAGCTTTCAATATACAGGCAAGCCTTTTAAAAGGTTGGATTAAAGATAAAAGAGAGGCGGTGCAGGAGTTTGAGAATATCAAAGAAAATGATTTAAATTTTAATTATTTTCAATTTTCTAATAATAAACAAATTTTATTAGATTAATAATCACCACCTCACCACAAACAAACCTAAACTTTTTTAAAAAAACTTTAAAAAAACACTTGACTAATAAAATTAATTTATTAAAATATACATAACAAAATTAAAAATGTATTTTGATTTTGTTATTAACTTAAATAAAAAACTATATGAAAAAAGAAATTAAAAATTTTTTAAAAGAAAAAAAGGCAGTAAAAATTAATTTTTATTATGATAATTTTGAGAATAATAATGGTTATGGTCGCAACTCTTCGCAATGGAAAACCAAAGCCTGCCCTGATTTGTTTGTAAATTTTAAAATAAATAATAAAGATTATAAAGATTTAGAAATTTTATCTTTTGATGATTTTAAAAATAATTTTGAAGATTTAATTTAGCTAATCACCACCTCACCACACACAAACCTATTTAATAACAATTAACTTAAATAAAACATATATGAAACTATCTCCCTCACACAAAAGACAACAAACCTTGAAAGTATTTTTTGCCTATTGTTGCGAAACTTATAAAAGGAAGCTTAAAGGCGATGATAAGCTATTGCAACAAGTTTATAATATTATTGCTAAAATGCACGGCGAGGGTTATATGGAGTTATTTTATGGCAAAATAATTAAACTAATTTACAAAAAATTATAAATATATGAATATTATATACAAAGCAACCGTTATTGATAATCTTTATATCAACCAAGAAAGCCGAGATTTTATTGACAAAATGAAGGTAGATGGTTATAAATATATAATTTTGTCAAGAAACCAAGATTATTTTGAGTTGGAATTTATGCTGGCAAATGAAACTTATGATGGCATAAAAAATACACTAATTACTAAAAGAGATAAATATTATTATAATTTATTTGATGAATTTTTAGGTCTATATTATCACGGAAAACATTTTTACCCTAACAATCAACCTGCTTTTAAAAAAAATTAATAAATAATTATATGCAAAAAATAAAAACCTACTTTAATAAAAATAACTTTTCTTTTGAAACTCTTTTTTATAGCGAGTATTCAGGCACATTTACCAAAAAAAAGCATAAAACTTTAAATAAACTGGTTAAATTTAGCGGTTTTATAACACTTTTTTTAATTATAGCCACTTTATTTTTATTGAGTTCTTGCAAGGAAGAGCAAATAGAGCCTATTAAAGATGTAGGATCTTCTGTAATTGAAGTTTATAGACAAGATACTAGTAACTTGAAAATGTTTATTTTTAAACAACAAAAATTATTTAATTAAAAACTATGAAAAACAATAAAGATTTTAGTAATCAAAACTTGCAAAATAAAGATTTTAGCGGACAAGATTTAAGCGGAGCTGATTTTAGCGGTGCTAATTTAAGAGGTGCTGATTTTAGAGGTGCTAATTTAAAAGATGCTAATTTTGAAGGTGCTATTTTACACGGAGCTAATTTTGAAGGTGCTATTTTAATAGGTGCTATTTTAGCGGAGCTGATTTTAGAGGGGCTAATTTTAGGTATGCTGATTTAATTGACACAATTCAATAGATAAAATTTATAAATATATGAAATACGAGCAAAATTTAAAAAAAGTATTATTAACTACCGATTTAATTTATAATAAATTAACAAATAAAAATTTAATAAAAACCATTGAAGATTATAGCATTAATTTAAAAAGTAAATTACCTGATGAAGACGGCTTTGCGGAAGTGGTGACTGATTTGTTAGAAAAATGCATAAGTTTAAAAGATATTCCCTTAACAAAATTTTTTGAGCTTACTAAAAATATTTACCAAGAAGGCAATTTTATTTTTGATACAGCAACAAATCAAGCTATATGCGAAATTGAAGGCAAAACTTGGGAGGAGATTGATTATGTAGCAAAATTTACTATAATTAAAAATATTATTGAAAATACTTGACAATTATTTTTTAATAACTTAAAATTATAAAGACGGCAATTTTTAATCCCCTTGCCGTCAACTTAATAACTTAAATAAAAATTATATGACAAACGAAACGAAACATTATCTTTTTATTACCAAAATGCCAAACAGAAAAAAATATGGGATGTATATAGTTATGAAAAATGATTATGTAAAAGAATATGTGCATTTGGCTTCTTTTAAAAATGAAGATTGTATGTTAAAATTTACAAAAATAATATCAACAATTGATAAAATACATTTTGAAGAACCTATAATTAAAACTTAAAATAAAAAATTATATGACAAATACAACAATTAAAGCATTTACCTTTTCAGATTATTTAAAGGAATTTGAAGGTAATTTTAAACCCATTGGTAATTCCGTAAGTAGTTTATTGCTAATCACTGGGCTAGAATTGTCCGAAAAAACTTTGCAAAAAATAGTAAATGAAATGGAGTATTTATCAATAAATACTGCAATGACAAATTATTTAAACTTACATAAAGCAATAAAAAATATTTTGGGAGTTGATTTATTAGCTTTCAATCATTAATAAAAAAACATATGAAAAAAGATTTAAAAAAAATAATAAAATTTAGAGCTTGGGATAGCTCAACAAAAACAATGATGAGCCACGAGCAAGTTTTGAGGCATTTTCACGGATGCTATGAAATAGGTTTTGATCCATTCCAAGATGAGCAGATTGACTTTTACAGTTACTCCTGATTTTACAGTAAGAACCGATAATATCGCAAAAATAATTGGCAACATTTTTGAAGAAAAATAATATGACAAAATTAACTAGAAAAAAAATAGAAAAAATTTTAAAAAATGGCAAGGCTTTTGAAAAAAATTCTAATTTTAAAAATCTTGATTTGTCATGTTTTGATTTTAGCGGTTATAACCTTGAAAATTTTGATTTTGAGGGTGCCAATTTGTATTATACAAAATTTACAAATTGCAATTTAAAGAATGCTAATTTTAAAGATTGCGATTTAGTTGGGACTTGTTTTGTGTCGGCTAATTTACGAGGGGCTAATTTTAACCATTACGACGAAACTATTATAAATGCACGAGTTGATTTTAACTATGCTAATTTACGAGGAGCTATATTTAATAAAAACGATAATTCTAATGCTTGTTATAACAAGACTTATGGTAAAAGCTTGACAACTTAAAATCAAACAATTAAAATTAACCTTGGCAGACTTTTTTAATCCCCAGTCTGCCAAACAAAAGGAGCAGTAATGCAAAAAATACAGGAAACAATGCTAATAACAGAGATTGATTTTGCTGATAATCTTATAAAATTAATACAGGATACTCAAAATGACCGACCAAACAACAAATAAGTCTTTTTTACTTTACAAAGACAGCTTATCAATTCTTAAACAACTCACTGACGAAGAGGCTGGCAAGTTATTTAAAGCTATTTACGAATATCAAACAAATAATATTTTACCGCAAGATAGATTGATTACTATTATTTTTGAAACATTTTTAAACCAGTTTAAAAGAGACGATCAAAAGTATCAAAATGTTATTGAGCGAAACAAAAATAATATTGCCAAAAGGTGGAATAAAATTGATACCAAAAATACCAGTGGTAAAATTGGAATACCAAAAGATACCAAAAATACCGATAGTGATAGTGATAGTGTTACAGATAAAGATAAAGATATAAATATATCTATATCTAATAAACCTAATAAAGAAATACATGTCGGTTTTGAAAATGATTTTCAAGAATTATGGCAACACTATACACCAGTAGTTGTAAGCAATGGTAATTTTACAAATAAAGGTTGCAAACAAACTGCTTTAAATTCTTATAAAAAGGCAAGAGCTAAATTCTCGCATCAAAAAATAATGGATTGTTTAGAATTATACTTGAAAGAGTGCCAAAAGAATAACCGCTTTACTAAAAATGTAGCCACTTGGATTAATCAAGCAATGCAAGATGGTTTTAAAACTCACGAAGTTGTGCTAATCAATGCAGAACCGCCGAAACAAGTTTTTTTAACTAAACAACAACAATTGGAACTTAGACAAAAAGAGCAAGAGGAACGTTTGGCAAAAATTTATAACAACCAGTAATATGAAAATTTTAGAATTTAAAGTTTTTAAACAAAACTACAACTTGATAAAAGATAATTTTTTTGCAAGCAAAGAAGAGTCTGATGTTAAAATTATGATGATTTATGAAGCACTAGCCGATAAATTGACTAATAAAATGTTTCAAGAGCACACTAGCTATATCATACTTAATACAACCACCGAAGAGTGGAATGATGCTTATGGTTATCAAGGTTGCCCTGCTGTTGCCGACTGGTTAAAATCTTTTTTGCCAAAGAAAATTGAAAAAAGTAAATATGAAATTTGTAAAATTAGCGGAGCTAGATTGGTAACTCATTATCTTGACTTCCCTAATGATTATTTACAAGAAATTAAAAACCATCAAAAAAGGTTGCAACTAAATAGCGAAAAAAAACAATTAGAGGGGCAACAAGCAACACAAAATCAAAAAAACATACAAACATACATTAAGGCTATTAATACTAACTTAAAATCAAAATAATATGATAAATTTTAATGATCCTATTTTTCGCAACAATGATTATGGTAATAATTATCATTCTTCTAATTTAATTTTGTATTTTTTTTCTATTGTTATTTTAATTTTGTGTGTAATTGCAAGTTTTACTATAAGTCAACACATCCAAAAACAACAATATAAAAATAAAAGAAAAGAAATTATAAAAACAATTAATCAATAAAATCAAAATAATATGCAAAATAACTCAGTTAAAATAATAAAAGTAAAAAAATGGTTTTTTAGCTCTACAAATAAAATTTTAATACAAGCACTTGACGATTGCGAGGCTATATTTGGTGTAGTTGATGATAATGATTGTCTTTTATATAAAGAAATTCATCGAATACAAAAAAATCATGTAAAATATTACAATGATGCAAAAAATCATTTTTTTATTGAAACAGCCAAAAAAGAAAAATGGTTTGGTTGGCACGATAGCCGATCAGATTATGGCTTTTGTGGTTTTATGCGAACAAATTTATTGCATCAAGTGGTTATTTTAAATAAACTTGGCAATTCTATTAATGTTCCAGTTAATCATAGTTGCTTTATGTTTTTATTTAAAAGCGATTGGTTTCAAAATTCGGTTCTGCAAAATGGTTTTATTAGTTTTCAATTATACCCGAAATGGTGCTTGGAGGTTATAAAAACTAAAAATTATTATCAACCAAAACAATTTTACGAAAAATTATGAAATACCTTATAAAATCTTATTTAATCTTGCTAATTATATCTTTTGAAACAATGTTGTGTTTTGCTTTTACATTTAACAGCACGGCAATGTTTGTGGCGGTAATATTTATCTTTAATGTTTTTTTAATCATTACATATCTTGGCTGTGATTTAACCATTAATGAAAAAAAAGATCTTGACAATTAAAAATAACTAATTAAAATTTAATTGCCGTTTGCCTATTTACGAATAGATTTGAAAATTAACCAAACGGCAACTTAACAACTTAAAATAAAAACATATGACAGAATATACAAACAAAAATCAATTTATTAACGTTTTAAAAAAATTTCAACATAGCTTTACTTTTCGATTTGTAAGTCCAGAGTTGAAAAAAAATCGTGAATTTGTCTTGGAAGTGTTAAAAATAAATGGTTTGGTTTTAGAATATGTAAGCCCTGAGTTTCAAGCAGATCCCGAGTTGGTTTTGGAAGCAGTTAAGCAAAATGGTGATGCTTTTGAATTTGCAAGCCAAAAATTAAAAGAAAATCGTGAGTTTGTTTTGGAAGCGATGGATATAAATTGGAAGGTTTTAAAATATACAAGCGAAGAGTTGCGAATTGCAATTGACGGATTTTTCAAAATTTTTTTAAAATAAAAACATATGAAAAATACAACAAAACTTATACAGCCATTATCAAAAAAAATTCAGGAGCAATTAAAAATTGTTGCCGAAGATAAATATAGAATTTATCAAGAATTATCAAAAAATGAAAAAACAATTCCCAGTAATTTAATTAAACCTATTGCAATTAGTAAAGTTAGCAATTACGAAGATATTTGTTTTTGGCTTTAATAATTACCAACAACTAAAAATAAAAAAACATATGAAAGAACAAAATTATAATTTAAACAATCTTGGCAATACTTTTTATCTTTTTAAAAGAGACGATGAAAAAATGATTGATGATATAAAAAAATTTGCATTAAAATACAGAAATAAAGTAGAAAGCGATTTAGGTTTAGATAATACACAAGCTGGTTTTATGCAACAAATTTTAAATAAAAAGATTTGGGCGGATAAAACATATACTTATAATCAAAATAAAAATAAAAACACTCCTAGAAACTTTTTAGATTTTTTTTTGAGTTGGGGAGCTTTGCCAAAAGATAAAAGTTTAAATGAAAAATTGATTGCAAAATTTTTAGAAAGCTCTAATCGAATTCCTGAAAATTTAGATGTTTATTTTATTGTAACCAGAGCACAACTTAAAGATTTACTGGGAGGTCGCTGTTTGGTTGGTGAAATAAAAAAAGAAATGAAACGAGAGCCATTGTCAATCGATATTTTTGATTTAAAAGACAAGTATCAATCTAATAAAATTAACGACGAACAATATAAGTATTTTCAAAAAATGGAGCAAAATTTGTTTAGTTTAATAGTTCACGAGGAGTTTTTTAAAACAATTATCAATAATTCTGTTGGCAAAAAAAATGAAACAGAATTTTTTATTATGAAAGATTTAATCAAGAATTCTTTAAGAACAAACAAAAATAACCACTTCGGCAACCATAATGGTTTTAAGCAAGATTTATGGAAAAATAACAAATTTTTTTAAAAAAAAACTTGACAATTTTTTTTGAATAGATTAAAATTATATTAGCTAAATTTTAGCTAAATTAACAATTTAAAATTTAAATATATGAAAATAGAAAATGAAATAAAAAATACAGAAAGTGTAGAAAATACAGAAAGTGTAGAAAATACAGAAATTCAATCAAAACAACTTAAACCTGCTGAAAAAATTACGGCACTTTTAAAAGACAAATTACAAGAATTTTTAGGTCAAGATACAAACAGATATGTAAAATCTGTAATGTCAGAAATTTTAAAACAAAATTTAACAGATTGCACTCCGTTGTCAATTTTTCAGTCAGTAAAACAAGCAGTAGATTTGGGATTGGAAATTGATAATAGACAACATGCTCACTTGATTCAAAGAGGAAGAGATTGCACTTTTATGATCGGTTATCGTGGTTTTATTTACTCAATTAAAAAACATATTCCAAGTGCTAATATAGTAGTTAATTTAGTAAAAGACGGAGATTTATTTTCTATAAAAAAAATAGGAGATCAAGATCAATTTATTCACGAAATAAAAAATCCTTTTGCTAGTAAAGATAAAATAATTGGTGGTTATTGTTATATATCATATAACAACGAAGGAAGGGAAATTGCAAAAATTGAAACACTTTCCATTGAAGAAATTAACAAAATTAGAAGTGTCGCAAAAACAAAAAATATATGGGATGCTTGGTTTGAAGAGAAAGCAAAAGTTGCCTGTATTCGCAGAGGTTGTAAAATTTTATTTGCTGGATTAAATAATGGAATAATAAATAAAATTATTGAAATTAATGACGAAGAATTTGATTTTGAAGAAAAAAAACCTAAAAAAGAAAATAAATTATCAAAAATTTTTATACCATTAAAAGCGCCAGTTGAGTAAAATATTTTTAAAAAAATACTTGACAATTATTTTTTAATAATTTAAAATTATTACACCACAAACACACCACAAAAAAAACTCAATTAACAACTAAAAATAAAAAAAATATGAAAATAACAGATAAAAACGAAATATTAGAAAAAGTAAAACGATGTGCTTGTAGTTTCGAAAATGCTAGCGAGGACTTGCGAGATGATATGGAATTTGTAAAAGAGGTACTCAAAATAGATGGTAGCGCTTTAAGGTATGTTAGTGATAGATTACGAGATAATGAAGAGATTGTAAAACTTGCAGTTAAGACAAATGGTTGGGCTTTACAATCTGTTGGTGAGAAGTTTAAAAATAATCGTGAAATAGTTTGGGAAGCGGTAAAGACATGTGGCGAGGCTTTACAATTTACTGGTGAGAAGTTTAAAAATGATATAGAATTAGTCTTGGAAGCAGTTTGGCAAAATGGTAAGGCTTTACAATATGCTGGTGAGGAGTTCCGAAAAGATATAAAAGCAATGAAGAAAGCACTTCTTTATTTGAAAATACAAACACTTTGCGGACAATTGAGAAAGCAAGAATATGAGGTAAATGTTAAGGGTTATTAACAAAAATTATTTAACTAAAAATTTAAAAAATATGAAAGAAAACTTTTTTACAAATAGACAAGGGGCAATTGGAGCTTCACAAATAGCAGGATTAGTTCATTACTACTCCGATAAATTGCTTGCTAAAAATATTATTAGCCAAGAAACTTACAATGAAATTAAGAAAATGGAGGAGGTTTCTGTTAATGTTTGGAAGCAAGAAATGTCCGACATAAAATACATTGAAAGCCCGTGGAGTATCAAAGAAAAAATAAAACTAACCGCCGAAGAGTTAGAATTATTAAGTAAAAAAACAAGCAATAATAACACCAAGCGAGGTAATGAATTAGAGCGACCAGTTTTTGATAAATTTTTACAGCATTCGAAAAATCGGAATAATAATTGCAAAGAAGTCGCAGGTTATGATAAAAAAGCTAGCAAGCAATACAAAAATTTTAAGGCAATTGCAACTATTGATTTTTTAGTTACTGTTGACGAAATTTCTGTTCCTATTTACGATTTTGAAACTAATTCGCCTATAACCGATACGACTGATTCTGTTGCATTAAATAAAGAATACATTGTCGAAATTAAAACTAAAAATACAAGTTTAGATGCAGTTGGCAACCCAGTAAAAGAAAAGATTAATTGGATAAGCTATAAATTGCAAGTAGCTATGCAAATGGCTTTACATAAGATTGATAATGCAGTTATTGTATTACAACAAGTGGCAACAAGGGATAAAGAACACGATATGAGTGCCGAGCTAGATATTGAAGCTATGATTATTGATTGCGAAGAAGACAAAGAATTGATTGTTGCCGTTGAAAAAGTTTTAAAGTATTTTGATGCAGATTTTAACAATGATTTTAAGCCACAACCTGAACTTAAAAAAGATGTTGAGTTATTAGAATTTTTAGCTAGAAAGGAACTTATAATGGACTTGCCAAGCGAATTAAACAACGATATAGCCGAAATGAGCCAGTTAGAAGCTAATTATAATAGATACTGCGAATTAAAAGATAAAGTAGAAAAAACATTAAAAACTATTGCAACCGAAAATCAAAGATCTGTCATTTAATGTGCAAATGACACTTCCTACAAAATGGAGTGCCGATGATATAGTTAAAAAACAAAATGCTACTAAACAAGATTATGAAGCTAGTTTATTACTTGCCGAAGGCAGTGTCAAAACAAAATCAATGTTTAAATTAATTAAAAGCAAATAGTATGAAAGAACAAACAATAATAAATACTACAAAAACCACTTTAATTGTCGAAGAAACTAAATATAATGTTATAATTAATACAGAAACTTTTTTTGTTTCTATATTAAAAGATATTTTTAGTATTTTTATGCTTTTATCTGCATTATGGTTTAATTATAATTTTCTTGGCAATAGTTATATTATGATATTTATAATAATTTTAATGCTTTTTGGTTATAGTGCCAAACTGGTTTTTATTTTTTTAAAAAGTGACAAATATTTTTTTAATGTATCTTATGATAATATAGAAAAAATAAAAAAAATACTTAAACAACAACAATAACTATGAAAAAACAAGAGCCAATCACAACTGAAAAAACAAGAGCCAATCACATAATAAATAAAGAAAAAATATTAGAATTTTTAAAAAAAAATAATGTAAAAAAATGGGTGGCAGAATATCTTACTCCTGAAATGTTAGATGATAGAAATTTTGTTTTAGAACTTGTAAGAATTGATGGTGGTATTTTAAAATATGTTAGTTCTAAGTTGCGAGACGATTATGAAATAGTTGTAGAGGCAATCAAACAATCTGTTTTAGGTTCTCCTTTTGAATTTGCAAGCCCTAGGTTGCAAGAAAACAAAGAGATTGTTTTAATGGCAAGCAACAAAAGTTACACAAATTTAAAATATGCAAGCCCTGTGTTAAAAGCAGATATAGAATTTATTAAAGAGGCGATGAAACAAGATTTTAATTGCTTAACTTATGCTGAACCTAGACTAAGAAAACAAATAATGGATGATTTTTTTTTAACAATTAACCAACAATAATTATGAAAAAACAATTACTAATCACAACCGATTTACAAAGCGAAGATCTTTATAAAGATTTAACAAATTATGCAAAAGAAAACGAACGATCTTTTGCTTTTATTGTAAGAAAAGCTTTGGAAGAGTTTTTAAATAAAGAAAAAAAAGAACCTCATTCTTTAAATTGGGAACCGACAGAAAAAAAATCTAAAATTTAATAAATTAAAAAAATAATTAAATATGATAACAGAAAAAAGACTTTCTTTTTTAAAAATTAACCAAGAATAACTATGAAAAATATTGATTTTGAAAACTTTTCAAGAATGTTTGCTGAGGCAGTATTTGTAATATTAATAATATCTATTTTGGGATGGTTAGTATATATTATACAAGAAAATTTAGAAGAACCTAAATGCGATATTGTTAAAAGGGCGGAATTTATGGAAAAATGCATGCAAACGAAAGTTCCGTTAGAAGACAAAATTAAATTAATCATGGAATGTCGATTTACTTCTAAAATATACTGTAATAAATAATAACTAAAACTATGATAACAGAAAAAAAACTTCGCTTTTTAGAAGAGCAAGCAACTATCTCAACAGATTTTGCCGAGCTAACAACATTTTTAGAAATTGAAAAATACTACCCTGAGATTGAAACAACCGAAGATAGGGAGAGAATTAGAAATTTGGCTAAAAAAAGAGTGCAAGAATTATCAAAAATCAAAAATGTAAAATAATGAAATTTATTGATGGATTACAATTAACTTTTATAATTTTAAAACTAACAAAAGTTATTAATTGGAGTTGGTGGTTAGTTTTATTGCCAATGAATATAATAATATTACTTATGATAATTTTATTTTTAATTACAACTTTTTTAAAATAATGTATATAAACGACAGAAGGCTTCGATTAATTTTGTTTGCACCTTTATTTTTTAAAGATGTAATAACCCAAGGATCTGTGCAAGAAGATAGCCCAGATTTAACCAGTGAAGCAAAAGAAATTGTAAAAAATCAAGTAGATACTATTAATAACTCTATTAATTTTGCCGATAAATTTTTTATCGATACAAGACAAAAATATGATGTTGATAAAAAAAGATTTTTTAAGCAAGTAATTAATGTAAATAAAATTATTAGAAAATGCTATAATTTATATTACAATAAACAAACAAAAGAATGTCAAACTACAAAAGTAGTAACTGCCGTTGTTTTTGCTTTTTATCAATTGTTTTATGATATATGCGAGCACGATGGTTTTAATTTTTATGTTGATGAGAATAATGAGTATATTATCACAAATAAACAATATGAGTTTTTAAAGCCATATGCAAACATTATTAAAACTAATTTTATTGAACCACTGGCGACATTAGGAGTTAATACATTAGAATATACCACTGCACAAGCTTTGAGTAAAGGTAAAAAATTTAATGAAGAAAAGTTTTACAAACAATGTGAAAGTAATGTTAAAACAATCATTAATTTATTAAAAAATATTTAAAAAAACTATTGACATATAGTTTTAATGGTTTAAAATTATTACATTAACAACTTAAAATAAAATAATATGACAAACTTACAAAAATATCACCAAACAATAAAAGTAGAATTATTTGATCATATGAGTAGCGATCAAAAAATAGCTGACTGTGCAAGAGTATCT